ACCGTGAGCCCCCAGGTGCGCGCCCGGTTCCAGATCACCGACAGCAGGGCGATCTCACGGTTCGCCTGAGTTTTGGCGCTGCGCTTCTCAAGGTAGCCCACCAGTGACGGCAGCGTGACCTCTTCCCAAGCGCACGGCCCAAACACCGGACGAATGCGGGCAAGCTGCTTGCGGTAGCTCTTGCGGGTTTCTTCGTTCTCGTACTTCTCCAGTTTCTCCTGCTCCCACTTCAGCATAGCTTCTTCGATCGTCCCGACGATCCGGCGAGCGTTGTTGTAGAGCTCGTCCCATCGGCGAACTGCGACCTCGTAATCGTTGCCCAGCGGAACATCCGGCTTGCCGGTGCCGCGCATGTCGAACCAGTAGCTGGTCCAGACCTGGCCGGACTTGCCGCGCTTCGTGTGCGAGCGCAGCTTTGGGTACTTGGATTTCTTGGGCATCAGCGCACCAGATCAAGCCGAGGGCCGCGCATCACGGCCGGGCGCACATCATCCCCCCGAAGCCAAGCCTCGACGGTTGAGCGGCTGACCAGCGGGCGGGTGGGGCCGTCGCGGTACGGCAGTCCCAGGGCACGCAGGCGCTCGCGCTGCTTGGCCGCCGTCTTGGCGTTGGTCAGCTCCTGCAGCTCTTCCGCGCTGAGTGTGAGGCTCATTCCATCCTCTCCCCAATAGCAGCTGCGGCGCGCAGGACGGCGTGCGCTTCATCTCCGCAGTCGCCGCCCCAGTATTCTTGAATCAGCGAGCGGTCAGATAGCCGCTTCCAGACTGTGCATTCAGCGAAGTCGATAGCGAGGCCGAGATCCCGCATGAGGCGATGGCGGTCGCCATCGTCGGCAAGGGGGGCCCAGATAAAAGACGCCCCCAACCCGTTGCGGACATACATGGCGGGCTCGTCGCCAGAAAGTTCGCAATATTTAGGGTCGATCAACCCAGCAGCCTTCGCCGCCAGCTCCAACAGTTCACGGTCTGATTTCATGCCTGCTCCAATCCAAACTCAGCAGCGATGGCGGAGGCGGCTATGTCTTCTCCGGCCATCCAAGGTTTGCATTCCACGTTCGTGCAAATCTCCGCGCACCTCTTCGCCACCGCCCTTGCCACATCGGCGCGGAGGGCGGCCATGTCTGAGGCGGTATAGTGATTCCACCCACCATGTGCGAGGTAAGGCCCGGGTTCCGGCAGCGGCACCAGCTTTTCAATGTCGATCATTCCTTGAGATGTCAAGGAATCCTTAACAACTGCCGGTTGAGTTGAGCGGGCGGCCTGCCAAACGAAATACGCAGCCTCGGTAGGCCCGTACTTGTCGTACTCACGCCGGAATTCGTAGGGGTCGTACCACGCCTCAAACTCCTCGCGCATCTTGTCTGTGCTCATCGCGCACCTCCCGTCATTTGAATGTGTGGCCTGATCGTCTCGATGCGCACCCCGTGGTGGTCGGCCTCCAGCGTCTGAGAGCCCCCAAACATCTTGTGCAGATGCTCAGCCAGGTCTTCGTGATAGCCGGATCGCAGGTGGTGCACGCAATCAAGGATCTTCTCGACCTTCAGCACGGTGCCAGTGTGGATGGTCAGCGAGTACTCGATCCAACATTCGTTTACGGGGCACTTGGCGTGGAACTTGGTTTTGTAGATGTTCATACTGCTGCTTCCATGAAAATGTCGACCTGCACTGGAGCCGAGGTCCAAACCGGCGCGCTGTTGTGCTGCTCGATTCGGTCGGCAATCACTGCGGCGCGTTGAGCTGCTGTCGGTGGCAAGTACATACCGAAGCGGTCCAGGCTTCCGCAGTTGACGGCTGCGTTTGTCGAGTCGGCTGAGGCCAGAGGCAGGCGGGTGAAGATGGCCGGGTCAAGCATGCGCAAGCCGTGCAGCTTCGCTTTCGGTCGGCCCAACTCGTCGCAGCAGACCTTCATGGCCGCCGCAATGCGTTGCCACCATGCCGAAGTGCCAGGGCTTGCCCATTGGCCGCTTGAGCCAAGCGCAACGGTCCGCCACTCGCGGCACAGCCGATTAAGCCGGCCTAAGTCCTCGTGCATGTGCCAGACGGGCACGCCGGGAAGGTGGCGAGGCCAGTCGCGCAGCATTGCGTCGTTGTCTGCCTCGTTTCCCTCGATCACATCGGGAATCAGCGCCCACTCAAACCCAGGGTGCCTGTGCCATTGCTCGGTCCAGCGGGTGTAGTCCTCAACGTCCAAGACCTCGCCACGCTTCCAGACGCTGAAGGCGCCATTGTCGAAAACGAACGACCGGCACACCTCAGCAACCGCGCCCATGTCATCGCGGCGCGGGCTTGGCACAAGGGCATCGCGGCCAGCCAAGAAGCGCACAACATCCTGGCGGGTGCCGCCAATCGGTGTGCCGTGGATGTGCCTCATTCCTTCGCACCTCCAACCTTTGGAAACGCTGCCACAGCAACGATGGGCCGCCCCTGCGCATCAAAACACGCCGGGTACTGGCGGCGCAGCTTGGCGACTGCGCGGCGGGCCTTGGCGAACTGCGCCAGGAAGCGCTTGGCCTCGGTCTTGGTCATCGCGCACCTCCCCTACGCTTCGCAGCCTTGCGCAGGCGCTTCTCTTCGGCCTTGCGAATGCGCTCTTCGTCGGCGTGCGTGAATATTCGCAAAGGCTTCGGCTTGGGCAACAGCGTGTCGATAGCGGTAGCAGGGATGCCGACGGCGGCCAGCATGGCGAGCGTCACCAATGCCGACTTTTGGCCCCCATCAATGACCAGGGTGCGCGCCGGCTTGTCGGCCTCGGGGACCAGCTCGTGATCGTTCGCGTTCATGCCGCACCTCCAGCCGCTGCCAGCAAGGCACGAGCAAACCCGATGTAATCGAAGTCCGACAGAGGCTCCATGCGAACGAACTGCAATGACATGTCTGCGATCTCATCATCCGTCAGCTCACGTACTGGCGGTGCGGTGTAGAGCTTTGCGCCCAGCGGGACAGGCCGCAGCCACTCGACGCCAGTGCTATTCGGCATCGGCTCACCGCAGACGTTCAGCGCCAAGACGACTCCAACCGGCTCTGCGGATTGCACTGGCGGTGCGGTGTAGAGCGCGGCAATCTGATCTTTCAATGCCACCATCCTCGCCATAGTGCCGTGGACGTTCACCCCATCGCTCAGGTCATTGGCCGCCGAGACGTACGCCCATAGCAGCCCGTCGATCTCTTCAGCCACCGGCTCTGCGGCTTGCGCCTGCTGCGCGATGACGGTGGAGAGCGGCACATTCTCCAGCCTAGCGCGGGCGTCAGCCTGACCCTTCCTGTATGCGGACCACCACTCTGCGGAAAGCTGCAAAGTCTCAATGGCCTCGGGGGGCAGGGCCGCCCTCTCTTTCGCCTTCAATGAGAGCACTGGCTTTTCTGGCTCCGCCTGCTGCGCTTCGTGCTGGGCAAGCATCTCCTTTAGAAGAAGCTCAAGCCGCTGCAGCCTTGTGATGGCACGCAACTCGTCCTCGTGAGCCACGGCGGCGGTTATCACATGGACTTCGCGCAGCGCCTGCGCCAGTTGCTCGGCGGTGCTCATGGCTGTTGCTCCTTGGCTGCCGCTATAGCCTCTTTCAACTCGCGAAGTTCCGCACGTAGGGCCGCAAGTTCCTCGTCTTTCTTTGCTGCTGCTCGCGCAACTTCAACGTCAGCCGTCGCCTTAATGGCAGCCGATGCAAGCCCAACAAGAAGCTCTGCCGCTTGCTGTTCCGCCTTCCAGCGTTGTTCTCGTCGTGTCAGTCCAAACATCAGTTGGGCTCCTGTGCAGATGGGGAGGCGGCCCAGTGCGCAGCGCTCTCGGCCTCGGTCATGTCGGCGGGGTCCACCGGCCGCTTGCCCTCGGCGCGCAACTGCTCAGCAATAGCAATGCACTCGGCCAATGCTGTAAGGATTGGCTCATCCCAAGGTGCGCCGGCCTGCATCGCTGACAGGGCGCACACCTCGTCCCGGGTGAGCGGGGCGTAGGCCGGCACCGCTGCGGCTGGCTGCTGCATCACTGATAAGTCAATGCATCCGGCACTTGGGCGGTCATCATCTACCCAGCAGATGGGCAGGGTGACTGCGACGCGGCCCGCAGGCTTCTGCGTCCAGTTGTACGCACCAGACCGATCAATCCCGCATGCAGCTTGCGCAACCGCATGCGCCAGAGTCTCCGGGTCAGATGCTCCGTCGCACCAAGGTGTCGCAATCAGGTCGAAGTCGCGGCGCTCAGAGCCGTGTACGCCGATGGCGTAACCGTGCTCGCGGGCAGCTTCGCGGATGGCCGGCAGACGTGAGCGGAAGAACCGCTGCATGTCGTCAACGTCTTTCGCCATGTACCACTCGCCCTGCTTATAGGCCTCTGCGGTTGTGGCTGGCTGCTCGGACGCAGGGGAGTAGCGCACGTACTGGCAAGGCTCCTCTTTCTCATGGTTGTTGAAGCAGACCAGCAGATCAGCGCCTGCGCGCTCAATGTTCCAGCGTTCGGTGATGTTGGCCTGCTGCTCGGGCTGCTTCATCCGCTCGGGCGCATGCTCCTGGAGCCACGCGGTTCCCACCAGCACCATGCCGGCTGCCTCGTCGGCGCTGGTGGGCATGGCGACAAAGCCGGGCTGCGCTTGGGGAGGCGAGGCGAGGTCTGCGCGCATGAACTTTGGAAGCGGTGACTTTGCAATTTCGGGCGCGTAGTAGCTGTTCTGCTCAAGCACGTCTGCCGGCACTGCCTGGGCCTGCTGGGCGGGCTGGAGGGCGGCCAATGCCTCTTTGGCCTCATCGTTGAAATCAACAACGTGGCCGTTTGCGTATTTGATTGCCGCGTCTGTCATTGCGCCGGCCAGTGCCTCAAGGGCTGCTTGGTGGGTGGTCATGTCATTCCTTTCGTGCGCTGTCGATGGCGGCCCTAGAGTTCGCATCGCGCCACGCATGCATCAGCCTGGCTGCGTGTGCCCAGCCTTCGTCGTAGGCGTTCATCGCTGCATCCCCCGAGCTGCCTGCTGCGCGCGCTCCTGGGCCAGCCGCTCGAAGGCTTGATCCATCGCTTGGGCGTTGTCCTGCTCCTGGCGCTTGTGGTCCAGCTGGCGCTGGAGGTCTCGCTTGTAGCGGGCTTGGGTGCGGTGGGAGGTTTTCATGGCTGGCCTCCGAACATGTCGATGGTTGAGGTGTCGCGCTCGGGCGGGTCTTCTTCTGGCAAGACATTCCCAAGACTCGGCTCATCGCCGCCGTAGGCGCAGCAACTCGCGTCCCAGTTGTGATCGAGCCTGCGCAGTTGAGCGAGGCTTCGGATTTCCGTTGCTTCGGTACGCGGGTAGCAGTCGTCGCTGGTGATTCGATGCGCCATCTGATCGGCCTTAACTTCGGCATCAGTCTCATTGGTGGCCATCACCACAGCGTTGTAGGTGAGCTCGACAAAGAATGGCTTCAACGTGTTCATGCTGCACCGCCCGCCTGGCCAGCCGGCCCAGATGGCTCTTGGCGCAGTGCCTCATCGATCACTTCGCGCAGTGCGATCAGGCCAGCTCGGCTGTTGATGGTCACGCTCTGGGCTGGTTCGTAGGTGCTGTCGTCCGTGCTGGCTGCAGACGCAATGCATACGGACGGCTCCCAGCGGCCATCAGAGCGACGACGCCAGCTCGCCATCAGGCCGTAGTAGCCGAGGGCGCGCGCACCGATTTCAAAGGTTGGTGTTGCGCTGCTCATGCTGCCTCCAACCTCTTCTCCACCGCCACAGCCAGCACATGAGCGCTGATGCCGCGGCAGATTGCGGGGAAGTCCGACTCGCGATAGAGGCAAGAGCGGCGATCCATCACGGCATCGAACCCGAGGTCAGCCAGGAGGACGGCGGACACCGTGAAGCCCAAGCGGGTGTTGATGGTGCCGAGGTTGATCATGCGATCGTCGCGATCGTCGGCCTGGCGGATGGGGCTGACGGTTGCCGAAACGAGGCCTGCGTCGGCAGGTTGCTCCGCACCCATAGAGCCGACGCTCGGGCTGGTGATGGCATGGATCTCTCGGGCGGTAGCGTCGGCCGTTTCGGGCTCTGCCTTCAAAACCTGGGGAGAGTCCTGCGCTTCAGTGTTCCGTACTTGCTCGCGCTGGCGCCGGTCTGCTTCTTCGTTAGCACGGGCCGCTGCAGCGCGCAATTCTGCTTCTTCAAGATCCTTCGCCTCTTGCTGGCGCTGGAGGCGGGCGGCTTCTTCGGCCTTGGCATCATCCAGGGCCTTCTGCTGGGCTGCAATGGCTGCTTCACGCTCGGCCAGGGCGCGCTGCTGGGCCTCCAGTGCTTCAGCGGCTGCGCGCTGCTCGGCTGCAATGCGTTCGTTTTCGATGCGCTGAGCCTCCACGCGCTCGGCTTCGTCCTCGCGGGCCTTGGCTGCATCGAACAGGGTACGCATGGCATCCAGCGTCTCGACCTTGGCATGGTGTGCATGGGGCGCAAATTCAGCCCAGGTAGCTTCATCGGTGACGATGGCCTCCACCTGTGCGATGCCGTTGGCGATGCGCGCTGACGGCAGGCCTTGGGCCTTGGTGGCGCATGCCCGGATGGCCGTCAGCTTGGCCTGGAAGCCGGCTGCACGCTCAGCAGCGATGCGCTCACGCTCCAGGCGCTCACTCTCGCGGCGGGATTCGTCGGCCTTGATTTGGGTATCAATGGGAGCTTCGAGCGCCAAAATCTCGCCCGTGATGCGCTTGGCTTCGTCGTCGATCTTGCGACCGAACTCAACGGCCGGCGCCTTCAGTTCCTTGCGCTTCTTTTCCAGGCTGGTGCGCAGCGTCACCAGATCCAGGCGAGCAGAGCGGGCAGCCTTGTTGCCGGCCGTGGTGGTGAGGTCAAACTGGGCATTGGCGTAGCGCTTGCGGAGTTCAGCAAGCGCAGCCTCGGTGCGGCTGTACTCGACAAGCACGCCGCCAGCGCTGATCTCTGCACGGTCCACAAGCTCGGTGGCTTGCTCAATGGTTTCTGTGGTCATGGTGGTCCCTTAGAAGTCGATGGTTTCAGGGATGGGGGAGGGTGCTGCCTTGGGTGCGGGTGCTGGTGCAGCAGCAGGAACGCCGGCACCGAGAAGCACGTTGGACTTGATCTGCGCGACCAATGCACGAAGCTCAAGGCGGCGCTCGCGCAGCATTCGGATTTCTTCCGAGTAGTCCTCGCGGTGCAGGCGATCAACGAACAGCTGCAGCCCTTCCGGGAAGTCTGCGCAGTAGCTGACGTAATCGACCCACTCCCGATCGCAGCAGTCCAGATGGCCGATCAACTGCCACTTGTAGGCCGGGTCAAAGCTGCCGCGCTGAATGGTGGCGTAGTGAACCTTCTCGATCACGGACTTGACCTCGACGGCACCCTTCTTTCCGACCAGTCCGTCAGGTGAATCGCCGTGCCAGCCCCAGCAGAAGAAGCCTCCGTTGTCGATCTTCGAGAACGTCTCGCGCTCATAGATCATTCGCGCAATGGGCTCCTGCTCGTGTCCGCGCTCCATCTGCGAGTTGCTGAAGCCAGCATTGATCGACTTGCGCCCGTTCAGCTGCTCAAGCGCGATGCGCAGCGCGTAGTCCTTGGCGGGATCGCCGAACGGCTTGCCGAAATTCGCCATGAACGTAGGCGCGTGACTGTTCGTGATCTTTCCGACGCGCAGCAGCTCCCAGGCGTCCGTGTTCTGCTGGACGTTGTGGAACTCAAACACGGCCAGCCTCTTCGATCAGCTGTGTCTGGTCCTCTTCGGTCATCCAGACATGGGCCAACACCGCGACGAGGTTGCCGTCGCGCTTGAAGGCGTCGATAGCAGCCGCCCATGCCTTCTTCGATTGGGGCGTGAGCTGGCGCTTTTCTTCCGGCTGGTGAGGGCTGATA